GTGTGACGCTTAGCACTGTACCGTAAGCGGAAAGGCGGCACTAAATGAGCCTTCCTAGAATCACGGAAATACTGGAAAGCAACGTCGATACGACAACGAGCGTTAGAACGTTCATTGACTTCGCTCATCATGAGATTCACGAAGGCGATGCGTTTACCGCGTCGTATAGAGCGGACGTTGGCAACGGTGCGAACCTTGACTTGCTGATCGTCACGCCGAACACGACGAAATGGGCGCATCTAACGTATGAACTGGACGTAGGAGCGGAAACCGATATGCTGATCTATGAAGCACCGACGGCAACGGCTGGTGACGCTGTGGTAGCGTACAACCGCGACAGGAACAGCGCGACAACGGCAACGGTAACGGTAACGTCTACGCCTACAGGAATAACCACAGGAACGACAATTATCAGAGCGTATCACCTCGGCACTGGAAAATCGTTTGGCGGTGGTGCGCGTGACGTTCACGAGTTCATTCTTAAGCAAAAACGAAGTACCTTTTCCGGCTGACAAACGCCACGGCCTCAAATAACTATATGGCGGTCAAGCTGGACTGGTACGAACACACGAACGACTAAAGGAATACAAAAATGCTAACAGAGATTTGTGAACATCTGCACAACTTCTTCGACAAAAACACCGAACCGTACTCCGGCATGGAAAACGGCACGACCGTTTACTACGGCGAGTATTTTGACCGTAACGAGGGTGACTTCACAATCTCGACTGGCGGCGTTATTTCTCCGCTCCCCTCTACGTTGGTGGCCGGACAGTATATCAGAATCGTTGGCTCTAAATTGAATGACGGTATCTATCTGCTGTCCGGCACTCTCGCAAACACGTCGCTCGTGAACGAAACGTTTTACGGTGCGATTTATGGGCTTATGATTCCCCGCGACTTGGTTACGCTCGACACGGAGATTACGGCATGGGTCGCGGCAAATCCTGCAACGCTTTTCAGTTCTGAATCATTTGGAGGGTGGAGCGGTTCGCGCGCAACGGGTCGCGGTGGAGTTCCGCTGACGTGGGAAAAAGTATATGCGGCGCGGCTCAATCGTTGGAGGAAAATCTAATGTCGATTGCCGACTTCAAAAAACCGTTTCACATCATGACGCGAACACAAACGGCAGACGGTGAGGGCGGCAGGACTAATGCGTGGACGGTTGGTGCGGCGGTATCAATCGCGGCTTACAACGATCAATCAACGTTTGCACAAAAGGCAAGCAAAGAGGGATTGACCTCGCTCTGGTCGCTGGTGTTTGACAAAACGCTTACGAGCATAGTTGCAGACACCTATCTTAAGCGGGATTCCGACAGCGCATATTTCAGGATCACAAGCGATCCAGTTGATTACGAAACGCCCGCAGTAACGACGCTGAACCAGCGCAAGGCAACCGCTGAACGAATCGGGGTGCTACCAGTATGAGCAAGTCGAGTGCGTTTCACACCTATATGTCATCGTTCGGGTTGACAGCCTACGAGGAAACGACTGCTCCAACAGACGCGGCGTATCCGTATCTGACTTACACTTTCAGCGCGAACGACTTTCAAGAGGGCGAAGTCTCAATCACGGTGAATCTCTGGTACTACTCCACAAGCAACACGGCGGCAAGCCTGAAAGCGGAAGAGATAGCGCAAGCGATCTCGCGAGGCGGCGTACATCTACCTTGCGAACGCGGCTCAATCTGGATCAAAAAAGGTTCTCCGTTTGTGCAATCCTTGAGCGATCCGGCAGACGCTAAAATCCGCAGACGATACATCAACTTGACCGCAGAATTTTTGACGGTCTAAAGGAGAAAAGGATATGAAATTTACTCAACTGCCCGCAGACGTTCAGAAAAAGTTAACGGTCAACGCGGGTATCATCGCAACAGCTTTCACGCCTGCAACGGGCACCGTTAGCGCGTCGGATATTCTCGGCGCTACCACTGGCGGCGTAAACGTGACCTATACGCCGACATACAAAGACTTCGGCGAGGACATGGACAACTGCCCGAAAAACACGATGGAACTCAAACAGCTTGAATCCGTCGAATGTAAAATTTCCGGCACGTTTGTAACGCTCACGACTGCGAACGCGAAGTCATTGCTGGGCGCGTCCGATATCGACAGTGTTGATACGACGAAAGTAACGCCTCGCGCAACGCTCACCACTGCCGACTTTGATAACTTCTGGATAATCGGCGACTATTCGGAACTGAACGGCGATACGAACGGCGGGTACGTTGCAATCGAAGTCACGAACGCGCTCTCAACTGGCGGTTTTAGCTTCCAGAGCACCGACCTTGAAAAGGGGCAGTTTGCGTTTGAATATACCGGACACATCTCGCTTGCAACGCCTACGACCATGCCGATGACGATCTACATCAAGGCGGGTACGGCTGAATCTGCGGCGTATGCGATCTCGTTTGCTTCTGAGGCGGGTACGCTTTCCGGTGACACCGCCCTGTCCGGCATGACCTCGACACCTGGCGCGGGCGAAAGCTACGTGTACCAGACGGGGTACTCGCTGTGGGTTCCGGCACAGGGTACGGTTTTGGCTGGCACTGCATGGACGGCATGGAACGGATCAGACGATATCACCGCTACGACTGGCATGGATATCGTTCTGGCAATCGTCACGACCGCAACAGGCGTCGCAAACCACGCGGGAAAAACTACGGTAGTAGCAAAGGCGTAATATGAAACTATCTGAAATTCGCGGCGAACGCGCAATAGAAGTTATCGCCGACTTGATCGAACCGATTGCAGATATCGCGAGCGATCCGAAATGTGCGAATCTGTTTCAGGGCGAAGTCAAGAAAGGCGAAACCGTACGCGAGGCGGGATTGCGCAACCTGAAAGCAAAGGTTCCATATCTGCTCAGGACGCACAAACACAACGTCATCGCGATTCTGGCGGCGTTGAACGATACGCCCGCAGAAAGTCTGAATCTGTTTTCGATCACAAAGGGTATCGTGGACATGTTCAGCGACAAGGAGCTGATAGAGCTTTTTACATCTGCGGCGCAGAACGTGGAAGAAACGCCGCCTATCGATACCTCCAAGACATAAGGTATCCAGTGAACGGGCGAGCGGTCATGAAATATATGGTCGCTCGCCTTTTGACAGATTTGGAAGAATTGAAGTATCGCGTGTATACCACGGACACATTACAGCTTATTGCCAAGTCACAAAACGGCGGGCAATATCTGTCGAAGCGATACGCGGAAATGATAGACGATAAACCGAAAGACACGCGCACGGGCGAGGAAATTGTCGCAGACGTGATAGTGCGTTGCGGACTGGTGGTGGAATGATGGCTGGATCACTGCTCGATCTTTTTGTTAAGGTCGGAATAGACGATAAAGAAGCTACCAAAGGAATTGACTCTCTCTCTAAAAAGGGTGAGGGATTAAGTAAAGTATTTAAGGGCGTAGTAGGAACGGTTACGGCTATTTCAACGGCGGCGGTTGCGCTTGGTGGCGCGTTCATCAAGGGCGCGATGCAAACGGCGGACTACGGCTCAAACGTCAACGACCTCTCGCAGAAGATGAATATCTCTAAAAAAGGTTTTCAGGAGTGGTCGTACATCTTAGGGCAGAGCGGCACCGATATCGGCGTTTTACAGATGGGATTAAAAACGCTTTCAAATGCGGCCGTTGACGGAAATATGGCGTTTGAGAAATTAGGAATATCGCAAGAGCAGTTATCGACGCTTTCAACCGAAGAACTTTTTAACAAGACAATCACGCAACTGTCCGAAATGGAAGCGGGAACGGAACGAACCGCGCTCGCGTCTGACCTGTTCGGTAGAAGCGCAACCGAACTGCTCCCGATTCTCAATATGGGCGCAGACGGACTAGACGACATGAAGAAACAAGCCGAAGATTATGGTTTGATTATGTCAGATGAAGCAATAAAAGCATCTGATGACTTCGGTGATTCCGTTTCGCTCATGCAACAGACGTTAACCGGAATGAAAAACCGCATGATGGGAGAGTTTCTTCCATCGCTCACACAGGTAACTGACGGACTAGCCAGATTATTCACTGGAGATATGAGCGG